CTCTTGGTAGGAATTTACAATGAGGGCAAGCACTTTCATATAAATATCAATTGTATCGCTCCCCTCCTTTCCCTCTTGGCTTCCCTCGGAAAGGCTTTCAATCTTAGTTTGTACAAGTATGTCAGTAAGCAGATCTATGTCTTGACTGCCAAGATTACTTTTCATTTGTAAATTGTGTCCCTCGCCCTCTTCCACAAGGTAAATAGATAATCCTATATTAGAATTAATCGTCTTTGATTTTTTGGTAATTTCCATGTTCTACAGATTTAAGTCTTAATGTTCAATATAAAATATTACTCCAAAGAGAACAATAATTAAAAAGGTAGTTATTTTAATTAAAACTGCTCTCTTTTTACTTTCTTCTTTGTTTGTTTCATCTATATCATTTTGTACAAGTGCTTTTATTAGAAAAAAGCATGCTATTATTAGAGCATATATAAATATCCTAACTATGTTTATTTTTTCTATGTGTGTCATGGTTTTTAGTCATTATTGGGTTATTTAATTGTTCGTAATACAATTCAGGAAATGAAAAATCAAAATAATGAGCTTCTAAATCATTGTTATCAAAAGAATAATTATGGTTTTTTATTATTTTCCATATTAAATCTATGATGGCTTTTGGTGTTTTTTCATATCCTTTTTCCTCTTTAAATCTAAACATCTTAGAACTTTTGTAAGATATATAATCTTTGTCGAAAAGAGCTTCAAAATAAAGTTTTGGGTCTTCTTTCAATGTTTCCCAGATTTGCTGTAATTCTTCTTTTTCTGAAATTTTAATTTCCCCTCCTACTTGCATAACTACTAAAGAACCTGTTCCGTATTTTTTGTTATGATAAAAAGAGATAAGGCAGTGTTTTTCCTCTTCTATAAATATATACATATCTATTAAATCTAAAACAAGGGCTTCTCTGGCTTCTTCGTAAGTATTGAAGGCTGGTATGTGTCCCATAGTATTTCCTTTTTCATTTTCTATTAGATAATAATATGGTTTCTCATAATCCAAATCTAAACCTATTAAACCTATTAAATTTTTCTTCCTAAACCATTTAAAGAATTGTTCATATGAAGGTACTGAAAAGTGAGCTGTAGGATCATCATTATAATTCTCAGTTATCCCATAGTTCCTTATTTCATTGTCAAATGTATTAAAGAAATATTCACAAGGTTCAGAAAAACCGATTTTTTTAAGTTCTTCTGCTATATCCAAACTTACTAACCATTCGGGATAATTATTATTCTTTTTTTTTGTTTTTGTATTTTCAATTAATTCAGCTATTTTAAAATTTAAAATAGCCTTTTTATGCTCTGAGAGTTCTTTCTCTTTTTCTATATTTTCTATGAGAAATTTAAAAAAAGTGTTTTCTTTAGCAGTTAGAATCTTGACCTCTTCAAACCAATCAAATATTTGTACATAAGAAGGAATAGAAATAGTATCACAATTTAGGTTGTAGTCCTTTTTAGGAGCTTTTGTATAAATAGGTGACAATTCCTCATCTCTTATATAGGCTTCGCATTTTCCATTAAAACCAATTTCTTTAAGTTGTTTAGCTATCTCCAAGGGCACGAGCCAATCAGGATAAACAAGGAAGTTGGGGTAATTTTCTGTATTCATAATTTTACCAAGTTAAAGTTGCATCATACAAAACACTAAAAGCTCTTACTTCAGATTTATCAAAATCAGGATTGGCTGATCTTACAAGATTATAATGTTTTTCGCACCACCAAAGAGGAAAGTTTAAAGAAATGGAGGAAACTTCATTTCCTTTCAAATCTATATTGGCATTGTACTTGTTGATTAAAGAAGTTATATATTCTACAATTTCACTATAATCTTCTACTTCTCCTAAGAATTTTTTACAATCTTCTTTATTAGAAAACGCCTGATCTATTGTAAAAACATATGGCACTTCGTCTATATCCAAATAACCTGTGTCGTACTGAAGTCCACAACTTATTTCCTCCTCCATTAGAGATATTAATTTTTTAAGCTCTTCTTTGTTAGAAATCTCTAAGTGAGCTACATCTCTAAAATGGTCTATTCCTTCTTCGGTTTCTTCCATTTTAAGGAATTCAATTACACAATGTCTTTGATTTGTTCTTTGTTCCTTGTTTAAAATCTTATTAAATATTTTAAGTTGTTTTTTGTCGTTTGTATTCATATTTTTTCAATTTTTACTATGTATGCTTTGTAATATTTGGTTGAAGTTTCAAGGTCTTCTAAATATTCCGATTTTTCTAAGAATTGACCTTTAATTTTTTCGTTGGTAAACAAAGTAATTTCAACTACAGGAAGTAATTCCCTATTACGCTGTTTTGCTTTTTCAAATAATTCCTTCTGTTCTAATTCATACCTTTTATTATCTTCCTTTTCTTTACGCTTTTCTTCTTCTACTTCTTCAGGTAGCTTAGTTCGCTTATAATTAGTTAAGAATTCCATTCCAATAATGAAAATAATACCAGAAACGAGCGCTGAAAAAAGAAGAATTCCAAATCCAGGTTCAGATGGTTTTTGTCCAAAAGTAATTCCTTTGTCCAAAAGGTATTTAAAAAAATAGATAAATACAGCTAATCCTATAGCAACTAATGTTTTAATAATGTAAAATTTACGTTTTGTCATGGTATTATGTTTTTTTGTTTATATATAACGATAAGCTCTTCTACAAGGGCTTGTCGAGCATCTTCATAAAACCAAAAATAATATTCAGAGTTCAGCGGCTCTGCCTTTTTGTTTAGAATACCATAGCTATAGGGAGGAACTTCTTTTACTTCTCCATCTTCTTCATAGTGTTCTATTTTGTACCATATTTCACTATGTAAATTATGCTCTCTAAACCATTGTTCCCAAGCAGGAATAGATGTACAACCTTTCGTCTTATTATAATTGAAATACTTCAATTCTCTCAGTTCTATAACATTGGGATCCTCATTATGTATTCTTTCTTCTATTTCTATACACTGATATCCCATACCACTTATTGCTTCTGAGTTATAATACAAGCAAGGTTCATTAAAACCAATTTCTTTGAGTTCCCTGGCTATCTCTATAGGGACAAGCCAAGTGGGGTAATTTTCTTTATTCATGTTCTTTATTTTTATTTGTTAATAATTCCTCCTAAACTAAGTACAAAGTATCTTTTCCCTTCTTCTGCACCCCATTCGCTCTTTCCTGTGCCTTGAGTGATACTTTTTAGTTTTATTGTAAATTGTAGGGCGTTGGTAGCATACCCATTACGAAAGATGACCTTATCGTATGTCTTTCCTATAAGCCGCTTTTCCCAATAGGGCTTTATCTCTCGGTATTCCTCCTTCTTCTCTCCTGAGAGAATAAGGTCAAACCAGTTTTTCTTGAGTGTAAGGTGTAAATATTTCATGTTCTATTTCTTTATTTTAAATGTCCAAATTCTGTCTAATATTGTAAACTTTACAAACGTTATAACATCTCTTTTCGACTATAAAACACTGATTATAAATGGTTTTGAAATGTCCAAATTCTGTCTAATATTCTTCTATTTTAATCATTAAAAACTACATACACAGCCATCAGCTGTTTCAAATGGAAAGGATAGCTGTATGGGTTCTTGGGCTAACCTTACCAAGTCTTCTATACTCCTACGATCCCTAAACATAGTACTCTGATAGGTGCTTTCCATTTCCTTAAACCAATCGATAAAGCGGGTGCCATATCTGATGTTATCTATAAGGTTAGGAGTACTCTTTTTCCAACACAACTCGCAATTGCCAAACTTATTATGTATTCCGAGTTTGAAAGGTTGGCTATCCCAAAAGATATTCAGTTCATGCTGTCCAATAGGTACTTCAAAGTCTGTCAGAAGCGGGAATATACGCTTAGTATCGGCTTTTATCTCTGCCCAGCTAATACGCTTAGGCATGTCCTCTTTGCGGTAACCTATAGCTAATTGATAGCTGTCCTTCTCTTTTCCGAAGAGGTCATTAGCAAACTTCTTAGTAGGGTTACTTTTTAGATAGTCAGAGCAATAAGGAGCACCCATATTAGGCAGACCGTTATAATGACCTTTGTTATAGTGAGCTATCATATTAGCAAAGGTTTGAGCCTGCATATCCATTGTTTCAAAATCTACTACCTTATAGCCTACTCCTACACCTTTCTCAGTGGAATATACACCCTCTATGATTGTAAGAGGTATTTTCCAGTACTTCACTATGTTCTTCAGAAAGTCAATGGTTTCAGGTCTTTCCATTCCTGTATTGCAGAAAACAAAGGCTTTATTATAATCAGCATACTTTGGGTGTATCTGTATGTGGCGAGCCATACGAGCTGAACTACGCCCTCCTGATACGGTTACAAGTAGGTTTTTCATTCATCTTCGTCTTTAAAAATTACTCGTTCACCTTTTAGTTTTTGTTTATATGAGTAAAGAATTTTGGCTAATGTCTCTACAATAATTTCTATAGTTTTACCAGCTTCTCCATCTTTTCCTAAATAAAATACATCTGTTAGCATATCTATTTGAGCATTATTTAGCCCTGTTTTTATATGTGTAACATACTGATTATTTCCTTTCTCTACTAACTCAATAGAGATTGCTCCTAATATTCTATTTTTTTTCATCTTTGATAAATTTTCCATTAGACATTTAAATTGTGTTAATTTTAATAATTACTTAAAGAAACCATACTTCTGTATATTTTGTCCTTAGCCCTTTCCAATTCAGTAATTTCAGAATTTTGCATTAAAATAGCATTTAATTCTTTTCCTTCTTTAAGAGCTTTATCAAACTCATCTTTTGTAATTTCTTCTAAGTCCTTTTCATCAAACACTAACTCAGGAGTTACATGCATGTGGTAAAAATCCTCCATTTGATTATATGACAAATACATTGCATAAAAAGCTGATATAGGAATTATATATCCACTTTCATTTTTTTCTTGCGATTGAATATATATCTCCTCTCTACAAAGAGGATATATTTCTTTTAGTCTGTAATATTTCATTGTTCTTTTAATTTCTGTTTTCATTGTTCTGTTATTTTTTCTAAATCGGACACAGCTACCAGAGTAGTGTATTTACCAACCCTTACTCTGTATATACAGTTTTCGTAAATCATATTAATGCTATTAATGCTAATAATAACGCCTTCTATATTCTTAGAGATTATTCTTACTTTGTCATCTTCTTTAAAGCGAACTTCTTCTCTTTTTTTGTTTTGTTTCATGGTTCTGTAATTTTTAATCGTTTTGCTATTAATTCTACTATATCCACGGTTACGGCATTGCCAATGAGTTTGTAGCGTTGGGTACGAGCTATGGACTTGATTGTACCATTATAGTCACCATATTGTGTCCAATTGTCAGGAAAACCTTGTAGGCGTTCGCATTCTATTTCTGTAAGACGTCGCATTCTATTAATTGCATAGTTACTATTATGTCTTGTCAGTGATGGACTTATTCCCTTTTCGTCAAATACTCTATTTTGTTGGTAGGGCTGTCTACCATTGGATTCTGTGGAAGGGTTTATTTGTATCACAGTCATGTCTGAGTGTAATCCTCCTGAGTGTCCGCCTCCTGTAAGGGTGCTTGCTTCCTTGGGAATGATATAGGTGTCGTCAGTACTCATCCTACCATTTGCTTTGAGAGTGGTACTAATCGGGGCTTGTGATTGACTTTGCGCTTTTGTTGTAGGAGGGAAATCATTTTTTCCGATAGGAAATACTCCTGGGACACTTCGTCCTGCAAGATGTCCGATAAGGTATATCCGCTCTCTATTTTGGGGTAGCAGCCACTTTGTATTAAGCAATTGCAATTCAAGTCTATAACCACCAATGTTGGCAAAGGCTTGGAGAATTGCCCAAAAGTCTGCGCCAGCATTTGAGGAGAATGCTCCCTTAACATTCTCCCAGACAAATACACTTGGTCTGATGTCAGTAATGAGGGCAATTGCGTGCTGGATAAGGCTACTTTTGGCTCCTTTAAGCCCCTTTCTTCTTCCAGCAAGTGAAAAATCTTGGCAAGGCGATCCAAAGGTGATAATATCAATTCCTGTAAGGTCTGTGGATCGAATAGTGGTAATGTCTCCGAGGTTGATTGCATGGGGAAAATTGTATTTATAGTTTGCGATTGCGTGTTTGTCTATCTCACTAAAATAGTGTTCCGTAAAATGGTAACCTGCTCGCTGAAATCCGAGCGAAAAGCCACCTATGCCGCTGAATAGGTCAATGATTTTCATGTTTCATTTTTTCATAGATAAATCCTAACAAATTTAGATATTCGATATCTATTAATTCTTCCGAGTAGGTCTTTTCTTTTTTGAACTTTGTTGCGCAATTAATATGAAGTAAATTGCCTTCTTCACTTATTCCTGTAATTTCAACAATACTATATCCTCTATAGTATTTAATGTAATCCTCTATAAGAACAAGAAAATTATCTTTTTTTCCAAATTCTATCATTTTCATGTTTTTTATATTTAATTCAACTATTTAAAAAGGTTTTATATTTGTAAACTTAGAAGTAGGCATATTTACTCGATAGCGTTCTGAGAGAATGCCTCCATGTCTGTTTTTCTGTATAATAACTTCTACCTGGTTATCTGTCAATTCGTTGTTGTATTCAGGCACATCCCAGGTCTTAATATTATAATATTCGGGGCGATAAAGAAAAAGCACCTCATCTGCATCTTGCTCTATGGCTCCTGAATCTCTTAGATCCGATAGTAGAGGACGTTTATCGTTGCGTTGTTCTACATTCCTTGAAAGCTGAGAAAGGGCAATTACTGGTATATTGAGATCCTTGGCTATCCCTTTTAAACTGCGGGAGATGTAAGATATTTCGTTTTCCCTATTCTTAGCTTTCTCATAAGTGATTAGCTGTAAATAATCCACAAAGAGAATATCTATATTATGCTTGAGTTTCATCATTTTAGCTTTAATTTTTAGGTTTTCTATGGATATAGCCGAGGTGTCGTCTATATGTATATTCATTTCCAATAGATTAGGTTTCATTTGTATATATCGTTGTACTTCTATATCTTTCAATCCTTTCCTGAGAATGGATGAGTTGGGTATATCTGTATAATTGGTGATGATCCTGCCCGCTATTTGCTCTGCGGACATTTCCAATGAAAAAACTCCTACAGACTTACCTATCATAACCATATCCACCACTTGTTGTACTAAGAAAGCCGTTTTACCCATCCCAGGGCGACCCGCCACAATTGTAAGATCTGAATTTTGCCAGCCTCCGAAAGCCTTATTAATGATAGCAAGTGAGCTTTCAAGTCCCATAGGTTTCCCTCTCATTATGTTCTCAAAATTCTGCTGTACCTTTTCTACAAGCTCTGAGAATGGCTTTTGTTGCTTATTATTTTCGATGAACTTATCTACAAATAGGGTATCAAAATATTCAAAGGCTTTGTCTCTAATATCCATTATATCCCTGTCTGGGTCGTTGGCAAAGTGCAATAATGTAGAGAATTTAGTGATAAAGTCCCTCTTAACAGCATTCTGTACCAAAACCATAAGGTGAAATTCCATGTGTGCAGTAGTCGTTACCTTGGATGTCAATTCTACACAATAGGGAGATAGTTCCTTGGATAGACCTCTCTTTCTTAGTTCCTTACTTATCAGTAGTAAATCCACAGCCTCATTCTTGTTCCAAATGTCCATTATCACCTCAAAAAGTGTCTGATGAGCAGGTGCAGAAAATAAAGACACATTGAGAATGGTGTAATATTTCCCTATTAACTGGCATTCTACAATAAGATTTCCCAGTACTCTTTGTTCTATCTCTATGTCTATAGTATCATTCATTGTACGTTGATTTAGGTCTGTTTATTTTAGGAATATTAAAAATATTTCCTTGATTAGAATTTTTCAAATAAGGCATGGTACTTTTCAAAGTTGATTTCCAATTAAGGATAGGTTTACCATATCCATTTACCCAATTATTTTCATTCCACGTTTCATATTTTGTCTTCAAATGAGGTATTAAACTTTCCTCATATAACTCTAATGTTTTAGCATATTCAATGAATTCCTCAAGAGTAGGAGGCTCTATATTTAGTTTAGGTTTACTCTGTTTTGGATGTGTTGCTACAGAAGACGTTGTAGGTGGTACTTCTATAGTAGGAGGTGTATCTATAGCTGGCACTATCACTTCTTGAGGTACTTTTTTCTTTTCTGCAACAGGAAGCTCTTTATTACTTTTCCTAACACTATAATCAAGAATTATTTTATAGAATGTAGGATAGCCATTGGTGATTTGATAACTAATAAGTCCCAAATTTCGTAATGTTTCTTTGCTCTTTCTTATAGTGTTTCTATCCATTTTTAGCTTTTTGCTAATTTCTTTGTCTGAAAATTCGAAGTCTTTTTGCTCCCCTATATTCCATTTTTCTAATAAAAACAAGTAGAAACTTATAATAGAGGTATTCAAGGGATATTCTCCTATGAATGTCCAAAATTTTCTTATCAATTCGAGATATTCCATCATTTCTTATCTTTAATGTTATTGAATAGCTCTAAGGCCTTGTCCTTATCTATGATTATCATCTTTCCATTTTGGAATATAGCTTCGTCCAAAATTCCTGATGCTTTTATTCTACTTGCTTTTGAGCGAGAACATCCTAATGTCTTAGCCAATCCTTTAATACCATATTCATACTTACTATTCTTTGCAGAAAATAAAAGTTTTATTTGTGCGTTTTGTAATTCTAAGAACTCGCCTACTGTTAGTTTAAATAGTGGTGTATCATTATCCATAGTTTAAAATACTTTTATTCCCTTATGATAGCCGTTCCAGTTTTTAGGAGGATACAGCTGTTTATTCCTTAATAGCTCCCGAAGTACTTCTACCTCATCTAATAGATCTTGGGAGACTTCCTTTAATTTCTTACGTTGCTCTTTCTTTGCTTGCTCCTCCTGACTACCTTGTAGCATACCAATGAGTGTTTGTTTGTCAGTATCTGACAAATCAAACTGGGTTATGGTATTATATGCTATTTGTACAAGAGGGTTCATGAGATCTGTTTAACGTTTTAGTTCGTATATCATTGTTTCAAGTTCGTGACGAAGTTTGTTTTTATTAAGTAATGCTTTGTGATAGAGGGCTTGTACTATTTCGGGGTTATAAGTATTATAATACAGAACACTCTTTACTGTATTCTTATTAAAGCCATATTCTTTGGCCACAGCTACTAAATCTCCCTTGAGCAGGTTGGCACGGATAAGGTCAAATAGCTCCAGCTGCAAGTCTTTATTTTTATTTGAAGGAAGTAGTTTGCCTTGGAGGGCTATTTTTTCCATTTCTATAAAATACCTACGTGCTTGTTTGCCTTTCTCTGTTTTCTCTACCATGGAGAGTTCTTTTGCCATGTCAAGGGTCAGAGCATATTCTATTTTGTTATGACCTCCTCGACTTGTTTGCTCCCCCATTTCGGGGAGCAAAGAGTAGTCCTGTCCCTCTATAAATCCATATTCTTCTATGCGATTTTTAACCCAGGTACTAAAGTCCCTACCCACCTCTAAGAATTGGTGAAGTTCTCTGGCGGATACAGCTCTTTGGCCGTCCCTTTCTGTGATTTTTATAAGCTCATTCATAATTCTGTATTTTCTATATATTCCAATAAAATATCTCTATTTTTCATTCCCATTTGTGAAATGAAAGACAACCACAGATAAGGTGATATAATATCTTCTGCTGGAATTTTATCATACAACCGCTCATATCTTTCTTGGAGGACTTCTTTTAATTTCATAAGATCCTCTTGGGGTATCTTCCCTTTAAAAATGTCCTCTATTGTGTCTATGATATCTTCGTGTTTTAAGAAGAAAATAACCTTAAAAAATTGTTCCCTATTCATTTTTTATGTCTTTTATAATGTTCTGACTCTCAATATAATCACTAAAGATTTCTTCCTCGGTATAGCCTTGTTCTTTGTAGAACATCACGGCTTCCCAGAGTCTGAGTATGCGGCTATCCCTGTTCCTGCGAATAGAACTTAACAACGATCCCTGCTGAATGCCTATTTTCTTAGCAAGCTCCATACTGAAGTTATTATCTGTCAGTATCTTTTCTGTAATAGTGTCACTAATTTTCATGTCATTTCAATTAAATTTGATATTATTTTTTCTCTCATGCATTTCTATACCAAAAGGTATATATAAGCCAACTAAATAGATAATAGCGAGTTTCTGTATATTGTAACTCACCAATTTTATTTAGGTGGTAATACTTCTTAGTTTTTACAAACTCAGTACTCAATTTTTCTAAGGTTAGGGCTATGACTTTCATATTTTTTTATTATTTTTGCAACTTGATTTATACTTGTAATTGTAAGTATAAATATACTTATATTTCTGAGTGCAAATATATAGATTATTCTATAAATAACAAAGAAAAATATAGAAAATTCTAATTTATTTTATAAACAATTTTTATATGACTGAAAATCAAAGACTTAAAGAGGTTCAAAAAGAACTTTCTTTTGGATCACAGGCTGAATTTGCAGAGTTTCTAGGCATAAAACAAGGGAGTTTAAGTGATATTTATAGAGAAAAAAAGGGAGTTGGCGTATCCGATTCTATAAAAATGAGATTAGAAAAAGAATATTCTATAAACATCAATTGGTTGGAAACAGGAGAGGGGGAAATGATTAAGAAAGAAGTAAATATAGATAATTCTCATGTTAAGGCTAACAATAGTGTTGTCGGCAATAATATAACAGGGAATAAAGGTAATGTAATTATATCTTTTTCTAATGAGGATATATCTAAAATCATTGAGTTACACAAAGATTTAACTGAGAGACTAAAAACAAGCCAAGAACAAATCAATACATTATTAGAAATTCTAAAAAACAAATAA